CTGAGTCTTTGCTGCCTGAGCGTACTACTTTAATGTCAAGGCGCTTTACATCTTCCGAGTCAAAGTATGTCTTGACATCAGGCCACAGTTTGATTGCTTCATTAGCTGACTTACATGCTCGTAAGAACTGAACTACTTTGTTATCAACTGTCTCCCAGCGTTGCTCAATCTCTTTGTACTTGACTGCATACTCTAAGATAGATGCCATCACTGGACTATATGGATCACAAATAACATTGTCGTAATACGAATGATTAGGTGGGAAAGAGAACTCTTGGTTTGCTCCTGTGGGCGTAACTTTGAAACCAAAATGATTTTTAGCTTCATCCGTAAAGTTAGCTTCAGGAACTTTAAACCGCAGGTTTACTTCTCCATGCGTACGCACCCACTCTCTAGGCATCAACGGGTATAAGTGTGCATGCTCTTTCCATACAGTACTAATAAAGAACGGGTCGGACTGGTTAAGAGCTAGAACAGGTTTATCACCTAATGTTTTAAGTTCTGCTCTGCACATGTTGTTAATCTTGCTCTCAACACGGGACATAAAGTCTTTTGAAATTGCTACGAATGCCATGGTAATTCTCCTATTAAGTTAGTAAGTTATGCTGCTTGTAAATGTAATTCATTTATTTCTATGGTTTCCCACACTGCTTCATCAGATGTAAGGTGGTCATGCTCGTCTCGTAATTTGCGGTACAAGTCTTGCATGTATCCCCTACAAATATCGTTTACCTCGTCTTCTAAATCTTTCCACTCATCGTCTAGTACTTTTTGCATCGTTTCATACACCTGATACCTAGTACTATCTTCTTCGTAGTTGTTGTAACTATCTGCTACTAATGTTGCTGACACTGTTTGTTCGTGGTAATACCGACTGTTGCCTTGGTCTAATGTAGCCCACAGTTCACCCTGCCCAGCAAAAAACGTAGCTGCCATATACTTCTGCTCTAGCTGGTGTACTTTAAGAAACTGAACCATATCGATACGGCCTATAAAACATGCACCATCACCCTGAGAGTAAAAGCCTGAGAAGTTGATGTCATAAACACTTATGCCTTTGGTTTCCATCTCAATTTTAGTGTCTTCATATACGCAGTCCCACCAGTCGTAGTCCACGTTGATGCTTCGGTACTTCTCAATTAGCTCAGCTTTTAGTTGCTTTAACTCTTCGTTTGACTGGTACATTTGCTCCTCCCATTTTGTACATGACTACTAGCCATGATTTAGCTTCTTCCTCTGTATCAAAAAATTGCATGTCTTCATCCCAAAACGGGTCTGCCGTCCAACAGGATTGGGCATGCGCTAATGTTCTAGTGACTGTGCCAACTACATGCACATCGTCATACAATTTGTTATCTACCCAATGAACTGGTAACTCCATATCTGTAAACGGGTTTGACTTTCCTAGTGTTCCCTCAAAAGTTTGAAGTTTCATCGTAGGCTCGGCAGTGCTAGTGAAGGCAATGGATCAATCCTTAATGGCTCAATCCGCAGTGGTTCAATCGGCATAGTAATTGCCGCAGGTGGTGCTTGGTTTGTATTAGTTGCCGCACTACCCATAGGTCTTCCGATAGGATCAGTCAAGAACGTTTGATTACCGTAACTCCATGCTGTCCCTGCTGGTAAACCGTTGCGATCTGTAAAGTATGTTGACTGTTGTGCGTAAACTGTAAGTGGTAATACTGTTAGTAGTAATAGCTTTTTCATGTTCCATACCTCGATGATGGTTGTTTCTTTTTAGTAAGCGTAAAGTTCTCTGCTGGGTATCGCATACGCTTTGCCCCTGACGCTAAAGCCCAAACTACCACTACTGTTTCATCTTCAATAAAGAAGCATCCTTCACTGCTATACCCTGCTGTGGTGTAGTTGTATGCTCGGTTTAACTCAGGATAAGTTTTGCCATTGTGCTTGCACACCTCATCGGTCAATACGATTTTGCCCCCGCCTTCGTTGGGCATTGTGGCTATGGCATCTGCAAACGCTAATGTGGGTAACATAAATGTTACTAATGCTATGTGTTTAAGTTTCATCTTGTTCCTTACTATGTTGTTTAGCTGCGTTCCATGCGCTGATCCATATTGCCAACATCCGATCTTGCTGCATCTTCATATGGCAGTGCCGTGGAGCAGGTATATGTGGTTCAGGTCTAGTGTTCCACCAATGGTCAAAGGCATCGATCACATCTATTTCGTTCATTTCTTGGTTTCTTTCGGCATAACTGCTGGTAAGTTACGTTTACCATTACTCATACAAACAAACGAGTTGTCGTGGTATCTAAATGCACCTAATACTTGGCAGTCTGTTGCAACTGTTTTGTACGCAATTTCTTGTCCTGCGGCTAATCCAAGCACGACACCCGTAAGTACCAACGCTATTGCTTTAGTAATTAAGTCTTTCATAGTACTGAGCCTCCATATAGTCGTGATTCAAGGTCGTGAATTGTGGCTTGTAGTCTGCCGATTTCCAGTTGTTGTATCTCAATTTGCTTGCGCAGCATCGCTACTAAATCTTCTTCATCCTCAGTAGCCCAGCCTAAAAACGGTATTGGTATCATGCTCACTCCATTTCAAAATGTACGGTTTCACCGTGGTCTGCTTTAACATCTGAGCTTATGCACCACACGACTGGGTAGTCAGGTGGTTCGCCGAATCCTGTGTAGCCGTCTGTCAAGCAAACAAACACGGAAGGTGTTATTCCTTTGTCGTTCAAGTAGTCAAAGCCGGCCGGCATATCAGTACCACCGCCTGAGAAGAACTCAAGCTGAACATCTGCGCCTTGGTCAAATTCAACATACTTAACAACTTGGGTGTCGGTGTAAAGCACATGAACTTTAGCTGGGTTGCACTGCTTGACGATGCGTGATAGGTGACCGTTGTAATAATCGAGTTCACGTTTAGAGATTGATCCCGATACATCGACTTGGATAGCCAGTTCGCCCATGCTTGGTTCAGTCGCAATAGATGGCAAGTACACACCAGCACCGATATGTCTACGGTTTGGTTTAGTCCATGTCTGATCTTGCTTAACTTGGTCTGTCATGTAACGCTCAAGTATCTCGTACCATGGTGTCTTGACATTGAGAATACCTGCAACAATCTCTGCCAGCTTACCGCTTAACTTGCCTCGAGCTTTAGCCGCCTGAGCTGCCTGTGCAATCTCGACCTTGCCGTTAGCTTCGATCTCCTTGATCTCGGACTCGGTTAAGTTCTCGTCCATGATGTCGTCGCCTAGCCCGTTGTCAAAGCCATCGCCACCACCTTCTCCACCGTCGTCGCCTTCGGGGGGTTCGGGTAACTCGTCATAGATTGTCTCCGTTGTTTTGTCCTTACTGCCTTTCATATCGACTGTATTGGGAATACGCTCGCCTACACCAGCCTCGTCAAGCATATCGTTGATCCACGCGTCACCTGCATAGTTCCACTTCTTAGGATTACGGGTCTTACGACGTACTGCATGCTGACCGATTACATGACCGATCTCGTGACATAAACCCCATACTAGCTGGGGTACAGTCAGGCTTTCTACAAACTTCTCGTTGTAGTAGATGTTGCCTCGTGCATCAACCGCTAGGGTCGGCAGGGTGTTGTCTACTGTTAATTGCTTTTTGAGTAAGATACTCGCAAAGAACGGGTGATCAAGTACGATTTGTGCTTTCGCCTTGTCTATCTTGGTTACTTGTGTTGCCATGGTCGTTATCCTCTAAGTCAGTAAGTTTGATACCATCATCTGTAAGTTCTACTTTTACTTTACCTAATGAAACCCCGATAACCGCTCGAGTTAGCATTAGTCCTACTATCTGTTGCTTGACCGTCTTGCGATGGTAATACAATGCCAAGCCCCAGCCAACTAGGGCAAACCCTAGTAAGTACAACTCTGTGTTACTCATACTGCCCCCATGAATGCACCCATGGCATCAGCTATGTCCGACAATTTCTTAGCTGCTTGCTCACGAACTACTGGCGATTCCCGTAACCACTCGGTGTTGTTCGCATATTTGCTAACCTCTGCGTTCAGTGAGTCGGTCAAGGCTTTGATCTCGGGTGATTCGTTGAGTGTCAGCTTACGGGCTAATTCAATACCCTCGGCAATATTCTCAATAGCTGAGTCACGGAAGATCGCACCGTCAGTACCAATCGGTGTATTTAACTTCTCTACCAATTTCTGCAATGGTGTCAGCATACGCTTGATGGTATCTTCCTTAGCCAAGGTCGCAGTCTGCTCCATGCTTTCGTTAAAAGCAGCCACATCATCAGGTGATAAGTCAAACAAGAAGTGCTTTTGGTCAGGCATCGGCATAAACCGTAAGTCAAAGCCCATCTTCTGAGCAAACATATCTGCCGTTGGATAGTCTTCTACCTTCGCCCTAGCTGTGGGGCTCTTACTACGGTATGCAATATCAAGCTGCACATACTTGTCGTAGTTAGGTAAGTGGTTCTGAATCATTGCATCTACATGGTTGATACGTCCACGCATCTCACGGGTGTAATCCATGTACTGTGCATTAGGTAGTACACGAGGGCCCTTGTCCGCCCAAGGTAGGGTGTTAAGTTTGTGATAGGTATACACTTCACTTGCCGCCGTCATGATCTTATTGACAGGGTTGTTTTTGTCACGGAACAGTTTACTGTTCACGATTAGGCTTGTGTCGTCTAACTGGGCTTGGATTACCGCCTCAGCCATCTGATCACGCTTGGTTAAGTTTGCTCTACGCATAGTCAGTTTGACTAGCATAGCCTTCTCTGCTAATGATGTGATTTGCATAATTTCCTCAGTAAGTAAATGTTAATTTGCCACCGTTCTTCACGAACGCTATTGCATCTTCCCTTCTTTGCTTCATCTCCTCGCTATGTGTAATCTCCTGAATAGCTTGCTTGATCTCGGTCATGTCGTGGGGGCTATCTATATAAAAGTACCCTTCCTTTTCGTCAATCGTGTTATCTCTTAAATACCATGGCATGTAACTGCCTTTGAGTCTGTGAGTTACCCGCTCTGCTTGATATATGTTGTTGAGTAAACAATAAAGACGTGGGGTAGTACTGCTCCATTTGATGTAACCCCCTCTTGCCAGCTTGTCGCTAACTTCGGTCACTGTAAAATCAGGTAATTGAAACCTTCGACGTAACTCGTGATACATACTCGCAGCTTCCCCCCTATAAAACCTAGGGTTGCCATCGTCTAGCCATTTGATTACACGGTTATATGTAATTGGTGAGAGTTTTGAGCAGTCCCATGTAACTACTGAACTGGAATACGATGGGGTGTTTAAATGCATCAAGGCATACTTATCGGTTAGATGTCTGTTAGTGTCCATCAGTGCAAATCCTCCGAATTGTATAAAGTTCCAGTAAAATCAATGGGATGCAGAGTCGGTAACTCCATGGCTTGTATCATCTTCTCCATGCACTCTCTCAGTACTTTCATGTCTTCACCACATACTGAGGCTTTCGCCCAACCTGCTGGTGTATCGTTATCGTCGTAGAAAACCTCGCAGACTTCATAGAAAGGTTCTTCCTCGGTATCGTCTGCCACATTAACTACTCGGTAGTTCCAGTACATACGATCTCCTTACAACATTACGTTAGAGTTTTTAACCGCCCAGCTTACGAATGCTTTGGTGGTCTTGATCTCGGGCTTGAGTTTCATGGCATCTGATACACACATGACTTGGAACTCAGGGCTTAGTTTATCTACATACTCTGCAACACGATCAAAGTTGTCTTTCGATGTTCGATGAGCAAGCGCACCAGTCAAGGCATACAAGACGGCTGGATCTTTCGGTACTTCCGCTTTGCTTGGGTTCATCAGTAAGGCATCGATGTTTGGCAATGATTCATAGATACGACGAAAGCCTGTGTACTCTGCGGCTGCGCCTTCGCCCACATCGCCAGCTATGTTAGTAAAGTAAATATCTGTGGGTAAGTCAGCAGGTACTTTGTTCGCCCGCTCCCATGTACGAGGTGTCGGGTTGCACTTGCGATCAGGGTTGAAGTCCGATAACAGGTCTGGTCTAAAGCGCAAGAACTGAATAAGCGCTACATCGATCTCATTGTTAAGAGCCCATTCTGACCAGTCGTCGATGTTCTCGGTAAATTCAAAGTGCCGTACACGACCCATGAGTTTACTGATAACTCGGTTCGCACCTGACTTGTCTTGCGTTCGGTTGCCCGTTGCAATGATGTAGGTCTCGGGTGATAGGTGAAGGCGGTTGAGTTTGCGGTCATGTAACAAACCACACAAGCCATTCTGCATTTGGGTATTACAGTCGCTGATCTCCTCGACGATAAGCAGATTACGTCCTGTCGCTAGTGTCGCCAACTCTTCGGGTGGAATCCACCGTGTAACTTCACCGTCGTTTCGGGGTGTGCCGAGCAAATCTACTGGGTCACGCAATGATGCAAAGAACTGGACTACATTGTCAAAGCCAAGTTCCTTACCAATTTGTGCCGCAAGTGCAGACTTGCCGCCGCCCGGTTTACCCTCGATATAGGGAACAACTGAATTAGTAGTACGGAACTGAGCCTCGATTGAGGTTTTAATATCTGAGAATTTCATGATGTGTTGATGCCTCTCGTAAGTGAGTGATTAAAAAGGTACTGCGGGAAAATAATACAGGTGTGTATGTTACCTGTATATCAGGGTAAACCCGATGGTCAAGTGCGCTTAACTCTCGTGCCTGACTCCACCTGTGGACTTCTGAGGTGTCGAATCTACCATCGTGCCGAGTATGTCATCTGCATTGATGCCTCTCAGCCTGAGTCGTTTGCGTATCTTCATGAACGCTCTTGCTTCTATCTGCCTGACCCGCTCACGGGTAATGCCAAGCAGTTCTGCTACTTCCTCAAGTGTCATACCTGTATGCCTTGAGTTGGTTCTCGGGGTTTCAAAGTAACTCATATCTCTTCTTCCTCAATTTCAGTAGTTTCCCAATGGTCTGAATCGGTTTGAGTTGCCTCTACTTCACCACCATAGTATTTTTTATCGGCTTCTTCTCTAGTGTTCGCTTCGATAACTGTCGTGTAATACACAGTCTCTTGTGCATAGTAAGTAACCCTAACTCTTTTACCTGCTAGGCGATCTGCCACTTCTTCCACAATCTGTTCTTCTGTCTTCATACACTTATAGCTCCGTCACGCCATGTTTAACATACACCTTAAATCCCATGGACTTTATGTGCTTGATGTCACGCTCGGTTAAGGTTGTCTGGCTGAGTAACTCACAAAATGATTTCGTGGATTCACAGGCTGGGTATACGGTGTCCTTGCCATACACGGATTTAACCTGTACATACAAGTCTGGTTTGATCACATAGTCTGTCACGCTGCCTCCTTTACCTTCTTGATGGCTTCAATTAAATCTTCACGGGAATACTTCTTTCCTAGCGTTGCTAAAAAAATAACTATTTCCTTGCTTTGGATTAAGTGTTTAAGCGTGGCGGGGTTTTGGGTCATTGTGTTGATCTCAGTTAAGAAAGTCAGTTCGTCGTTGTTCATGGTTTCTTGCTCCAAATGTGGCGGTACTTCCATCTGAAATATAAGTGTAGTGCTTTGTGTTTAAGTAGTCTGAGTGTCCGCTTCATATAGCCTCGTTGTCGTTTGCTTCTAGCAAACCCATGTTTTGTGCGTATGTTTGCCACGTTTTCCATACAGGTAAGGTGTTGCCAAATATGAAATGGTGTGGGCTTGACTTCGAAATCAAGGCTCGTTTCTTCCTACTTTTGCTCGGTTGCCCTTGGTACTTCTTCAATTCATTGGCAATATTGTTGTCCAGCTTAAAGGGTGACTTGTGTGCTGTCATCTGGGGGATAAGTGCTTTTGGCATTTAATTAGTCCTCCTCTATATGTTTTGCCAATTCTTCTAGGGTTTGGATAGCTGGTTTAAAGCCTTTTTTAATAAAGTGCCTGCCTACATTAGCAAAGAACCTAGCTGACAGGTTTGGATTTACGGCATTGATGTAGTCAAGGTCTTCTTGGGTGATCTCAGGAAAAACGCTTGTCGGGTATGCCTCACTCCAGCTTTTAAGCATATGAATTGTGTTTTCCACCATTACTGCAAGCTCTGTATCTTTTATCATGTTGTCCTCTTGGGGTTGAGTTGCTTGAGCATGGTTAAGTCAGTTACCAACATATAGTTTGATTTGTTCATGGGTACTACGGTGTAATTCGCAGCTCTGAGTATGGCAAGTTTGTTGCCACATGGTTTACAAGTTATTGGCTTGTTTTGATCTTTGAGTAACTGAACTCGGTCATGCTCGACTTGCTCACCTACACACATTGTGCATAAGTATTGGTGTGATTTGTGCATCGGGTTGTTGGATTTATGTTCAACGGATTGACTCATGATAGGTGCGCCTCCTCATTTATAGAGTGCCGTTAGCGATTGCGTGGATTAAATGTACTGAGAAATAGATTGCGCCGATGATCAAAAAGTACTTGAACCATTTATCGGATTTCGTGTGTTTCATGGGTTACCTCCTGCGGATAATAGAAACGGATAATAGGACTGCCTTATAAATCAAGGACTTAGGGGGCTATTATCCATTATCCGCATTTTCCAAATAGACCCCCCCTATATTGCAATTTACGAATTCACACATACCATCACGCACATGTGAGGACTAATAGTTTTTATAGTAGGGGTACTATATTTATATGGATAATAGGATAATAGGATAATAGAAGTAAGTAAGGTATTGATTTATATGGGAAAACCCTATTATCCATGCTGCACTGCACAACGCTAAACGGATAATAGCCGGATAATAGGAATTTGCCTATGGATAACTACCTTGCTTTGGGTCGGACACGCTTAGTAAGTACGAGATCACCATTGGCATCAGGCACATAGCAATTTACAACTAATGGATTGGTACGAGTTTTACTTGGTGCATACGACTGACGCTTAGACCCGCCCTTGAACGGGGTAGGATTATTCCACGCAATGCACTGCATGGCTAAACGCAAAGAGTTTTTGTGAGTGATACGCATAAGGTGAGTTCCGTATGTGTTGTGGATTTGATGGGTAAGACCCCGAGGGGTTACCTCGGGGCGAGTTGCAGATTACGCTACTTTGAGTTCTGCTTCGTTAGCAGGTGTTGCATACTTCTCAGCATTGTAGGAATCACGAGCCGACACCATGAAATCATAGGCGGCAGTGTTTTCCAACTTAACACCTGACTTCTCATGCTCCTTGAATGCTTTTTCCATTGCTTTGATTGCTTTGGTCATAATCAATTCAAGGTCATAAGAGGATACGATTGTTTCTTTTGTTGCAGAAGCCCAATTAACAGCCATGAGAGCCATCTCATCAAAAACACGGGGCTCACCTAAACCCTTGAAGAATTTGAAGCACTTATCTTCTTTAGAGTAGGCAAAATTACCATGCTTTTCCAAAAATGCTACTAATGACGCACGACGCACACCGCTAGGCAGTACATCAAACAACTTTTGACCGAAACGAATATCGCCATGCTCGATTGAGTAGCCAACTGCTTGAACTGCTACATCTTGAATAGCGGTTTGTAATTCGCCTGCGGTCTTGCCAACTGCAGAGATTTTGTCGTTTAATACTTCGGCAGAATATAGAGCCATGATTGAATTTCCTATTGAGTAAGTTAGTCAGAATCAAGCACACTACAAGTAATGCACTTGATAAAAACCCCTTGAGTGTTATGGGTTACCGAGGTTTGACCTAGTAACTTTGCACTCAAGGGTCGGAATCTTCTCTCATAACCCTTGCATTGTCCCCTAATAATTTGCGGGAACTTTAGGCACAGATTTTGTATTTTCTGCCCTAATCCTGACAACTTGGTCAGGTGCGTTGGTTTTGGGGTTACACAATTACACTTGTGCGTTTTGCCCGTTAAACATTCCGCTAGACTTCGTCCGCCATGTTGTGCTTACTGAGTATCAGATTGACTCAACGCTTCAGCACTAGGAAACTACCCATCTAGATCGCAAGGGTGCTAAGGTAGCGATCAACCCGTAGCCCACATAACACATGAGCCCTACACCTTAAGCCCTAGAGGGGTGTAGTGGGGTGGGGGCTGGACCAAGGGGGGAGGGGGGGTCGGGGCTATATATACCTGTTTCGTATACAACAAGGCCTATTTTTTCATATATACACACGTTGTATGTATACGCCATCGCACCCAGCATCTATAAGGCGTCCGGGGGAATCGGTGTCCTAAGTTTGTCCGAAATGTGTACGCAAGTTGCGTACAAAGTGCATGAAATTTCAATAAAAGCTACACTCACTCCGTGGGATAGGGCAAATTTGATAAACAACATCATCGTTTCGGCTTCGCATACCGTGCCTTATTCCACACCAAATCCACGTAATGTACAGAATGAGCTACAAAAAAGTTGCCCAAACGGGGTATTTGTAAGAAAAAGTAGCGTATGTTACACAAAAATTACCGATCGGGGCAGTATTAAAGACTTCGTTAATAAGGTAATGCATATGCATTGCCAGTCAATAAATCTGCGTATTCGAGCGTTTTTACCAGTATTTTGTCAATAATTCGGTTTAACATGGCAAAAAATGTCGATATTTATGCACATTACGCCAACATGTATAGAAAAAGCCAAAAAGTGTACACTTAGCCTTGGGGGGTGGTTAAACCGCCATTAGAGGATGTGGCAAGTAATGAATTTTGCGGTTTTCTGCATTACACGGTATAGTCCACCAAATCTACACCCCCACATAACCTTATAAGACCCTATGCCATACAAAGATCCCGCAGTGCGCAAGGCTAAACAGGCAGAGTATTCAAAAACATATTACGAGCGCAACAAAAGAGTTCATCAAGATCGGGTAAATTCACGCAAAAGGGTAGTTAGAAAGCAGTGGCAGGCCTTCAAAAGCACCCTAAAATGTACAAATTGCAGCGAAAATCACCCCGCAACCCTCGATTTTCATCACGTAGACCGGTATGATCCATCAAATCGTAAAGTGTATTTACTGGTAAAAAATGGCATGTTAGCCGCCGCAATCAAGGAAATTCGTGAAAAATGTATCGTATTATGTGCAAATTGCCATAGAAAACACCACCATGCAGAGAGTCATGGTAAAAGAGTGAAACATAAAGCTTGACACATATAGACATTGTATGTACGCTACGCGTAGAACCCACTAAAGGAGAGCATCATGGCAAATTTATGGAATTGGTTAAAAGGTTTATTCGTAACACCCGCACCAGTTATTGCAGTAGTCAAACCAGCAGAACCCGTTAAATCCACACCGGCCAAAAAAACGGTGCGTAGGGCTGCCGCAAAGCCGGCGAAAAAAAAGGCCACAGCGATTACTGTCCCTCTAAAGAAAGCAGTTAAGAAAAAATGAAACGACACAATTTCTTTTTACCCGAAGACGTGGTTGAGAGCCTAAAAGTCGAAGCAGGCAAACAGCGCACCACGATGTCCGAACTTATTAGACAGGCAATCCTTGCATACCTCGATGGACGAAGAACTGATTCCGACAGCGCCACCAGCGCTTGAAGTACCGCAGGAGTTAATTCTCGCTATAGCGATGGGGATGGAAGACCCGAAAGAGGTCGCCTCACGTTATGGTTACGAAGGACTCAAGTGGGAGATGCTCAGCGCATGGAAACCGTTTACTGATTCAGTAGCGGCGAAGAAGGCTGAGCTTGAGACGAGTGGGATTACGTTTAAGATCAAGGCGAAAGCCCTAACGGAGGACGTGTTCGAAGATGCTTACAGAATTGCAAGAGCGAACGATACAACGCTTCTACAAAAGCTCGAGTTCGTCAAACTGGGTGCTAAGTTGGGTGATATGGAGCCCAAGGCTAATACTCAAGTCCAGGCGGGACCCGGGTTCTCGATCACGATCAATTTATCACCGCCGAAAGCCGAGCCACTCACTATCGATGAGGTTGAAGAAGTGGCTCAGATTGAGCAGACGGAAGCCCTCGAAGAAGTCATAGTCGCAGATAAACCAAAACGCAAAAAGAAGGCATGACCCACTTAACATACACACCTCCGGCGAGCGTTACCGAGTTTTTAACCGACGAGTCGTTTATATCATTAATTGTTGGGCCAGTTGGTAGTACAAAGACTACTGCTGGAATTATGAAGATTGCATATCACGCTAGCAGGATGGCGAAGTGCAGGGACGGTATTAGAAGGTCAAGGGCGATCTGGATTCGTAACACCCGAGAGCAGCTTCGAGACACATCGATACCTGACGTACTGCGTTGGTATCCGGACGGCCAAGCGGGGGTATTCGAGAAGACTAACTACAAATTTATTTTGAGGTTCGATGATGTCGAGTGTGAAATTCTTTTCCGTGGCCTTGACGATTCTAACGACGTACGGCGTCTACTGTCTTTACAAGCTAGTTTCGGCATACTCGACGAATTCCGAGAAATTAATCCAGACATCTTTAACGCACTGCAAGGACGTCTGGGCCGTTATCCTTCTAAGCTGGACAATGCTGTTGGTTGTGTTACTGATGACGGGTCTAGCAATGCTCATATTTGGGGGATGACAAACCCGCCGGATATGGATACCTTCTGGGAAACATATCTTTCTGAACCACCAAAAAATGCAAAATGTTTTTTTCAACCTAGTGGTTTGTCGCAAGAGGCAGATTGGCTAGAATTTTTACCGGACGGATACTATGAAAATTTGGCAGAAGGTAAAACAGAAGATTGGGTTGATGTATATATCAATGCTCAATTTGGTAAATCCCTGTCTGGACAACCTGTATTTAGGGCTTTCGATCGTGACATACATGTTTCTACAAAGCCGTTAAATTACATAAAACTTTCCACAAACCCGCTTATACTAGGAATGGATTTTGGACTTACGCCAGCTTGTACGATTAGTCAGGTTGATCCTCAAGGCCGATTTCTAACGTATGCGGATTTGGTTTCCGAGGGGATGGGTACGCTCAGATTTGTTCGAGAGAAGTTAAAACCACTCCTAGCTAATAAATTTCCAGGCATGCCAGTACTCGTGATAGGTGACCCAGCAGGGCAGCAGAGAGCTCAGACCGATGAGAGATCAGTATTTGACATCCTCAAGCAAGAAGGCTTTCGTGTCATCCCAGCCCGTTCTAATAGCGTTGTAGCTCGGTTAAGTGCAGTAGATGCATTACTTACACGAATGGTAGATGGCAAAACAACTTTGTTAATTGACCCGGAATGTAAAAATCTAATAAATGCCCTAAGAGGCGGATATAGGTATAAAATTAAAAACAACGGAGAAACGGACGATAAGCCCGAAAAAAACTCTTACTCGCATATTGCGGATGCATTTCAGTACGCCTGCTTACACGCAGACGGCAATTTAACTGGGGATGTGTTATCTAAAAAAGCCAAAAAAATTGAAAAAACTTCATTTATTTGGGATTAAAGATTGACATATTGGGTACTTATGAGTTACAAAGCAACTATTAACATCCAGAAGACACTATGGAATCAGCGTTAAACATCACAAACGCATCTGCACCCGGCTACACGACGGTAGGCGGAATAGTCCCTATTAAGTCCATCAAACAGATGCAAGAGGAAGAACGGGCTGCTGCGATAACAGCTAACTCAAGTACTGTAATCCAGAATCTTGCAGCGTATATTAAACAAAAATGGTGGTACGCTCGTATGGCGAAAGAGTATACGATTGAGCAGCAGATGCTTAAGTCGGTACGTTCACGCCGTGGGCAGTATGATCCAGATAAGTTAGCGCAGTTGCGTGAGCAGGGTAGCTCTACGATTTACATGATGCTGACTTCGAACAAATGCCGGGCAGCTTCAAGTTGGTTGCGTGACGTAGTTATGTCTACGCCTGAAGAAAAGCCATGGTCGCTACGTCCGAGTCCGATTCCAGATATGCCACCAGACATCTTGCAAGACTTGATGATGCAGGCACAGCAGCAGATGGAGCAGTTGTTGGCTCAAGGATACAACCCGTCTGACATTGAAGTACGTGAGCTTTTATTGCGTCTGAAAGACGCTGCATATCGTCAGTTAGGCGACATCGCAGAAGACACAGCGAAACGCATGGAAAAGAAGATGCACCAGCAAATGATTGAGGGCCAGTGGACTACGGCGTTTGCTCAGTTTATTGATGACCTCGTGACATTCCCAGCTGCGATTCTTAAAGGGCCTGTTGTTCGCAACCGTCCTGAGTTAAAATGGGTTAAAAGCGCTGACGGTGGATACGATTTACAAGTACAGAATACGTTGGCTTTAGAGTGGGA